ACATTGTCATGCAGCCACGCGACAGCTTTTTCAAGCATCGGCTGTATCGTGTCCCAGTTTTCATAGATCAACGTAAACGCAGCAGCAAGAGCAGAAATAATCAAAGCAGTCTTGTTCGTGCCTATAATGTCTTTCGAAAACAGCTTTTTCAAACTGCCAGCAAGCTTCGTGATTTCTGTGACAAGCATATATGAGCCGATCGCAGCGCCAATCACGCCAAGAGCTTTGCCGAAAGTTTCTAATGTGTTTACAACTTCAGTTCCCTTTTCATCGCCAAAGAAGTATTTTGCAACGTCGATCACGCCAGATTCAATCGTTGTCTTGAGAGTGTTCCAACTCTCCTTGATTCCGTTGAAAACAGAACCAGCGTCAGCAGCATCGCCAAAGATCAAGCCTTTGAGCGTCTTCGCGCCGTCTACGATCGTCTGCCACGCTTCTTCAGCGAGCGTTTTTACACCCTTATGGAGAACCCCGTTTTCGTCAGTCGTGTCTTCCCACTTAGGCCAAGCGACAGAGCCGTCAGGCCAGAAACCGAACACCTTGCCGGGCAGCTTACCAGCTTCGTCAGTGATTGTCTTCCAAGCCGCTTCAGCTTTCGCTTTGACACCATCTTCGCCATCCCAAGTAGGCCACTTGACTTCACCTTTCTCGTTCTTCCCGAAGACAAGCGCGCCGAACTCGTTGCCAAGTGACTTCGCTGCTGCGACAATCTTATCCCAAGCGTCTTTTGCTGTCTGCTTAACGTCTTCCCAAGTAGGCCACTTGACTTCGCCTTTTTTGTTTTCGCCGAAGATGATGCCGCCAAGTTCAGAAACGCTCGCCTTGATTTTTTCCCAAGCATCAGCAGCAGCTTTCTTGACATCTTTCCAAGTAGGCCATTTTACTTTGCCTTTTTTGTTCTTCCCAAAGATGATGCCGCCGAGATCAGCAACGCCTTTTTTGATCGTGTTCCAAGCATCAACAGCGAACTTCTTAACGTCTTTCCATGTCGGCAGCTTTATCTTCTTGATGCCATTGAAAACGCCTTTGACAGCCCATTTCACCAAATCCCAGCCAGCGCTCGCGAGCTTCGGCAGATAGTCTTTGAACTTCCACCAGATTTCAGAAAGAATATCGCCAAACACGCTTACAGCCTTTTTGAAACCGCCACTCGTGAAAGCATCTTTCAGTTTCCCAAGCGCTGTTGTGCCGAACTGTACAAACTTCCGAAGCGCTGGCGAAAGCTTGTCGCTGATCACGATTTGCAGCGATTCGAGAGCGCTCTTGAAGATCGTGACATCGCCCTTCAAGTTGTCGTTCATCGTGTTCGCCATGTTCTCAGCGGCGCCGTCGCAGTCTTCAATAGACTTACGAAGCTTTTCCAAGTCTTCCGGCGCTGCTTCCATCATAGCAAGCCAAGCAGAAATACCTTCCTGACCAGCGATCTTTTTCGCAAAAGTAGCAGCGTCTTCTTTCGAAAGCTTTTTCCACGCTTTACGAGCGTCGTCAATGATGTCAGAGAAATCACGAACAGAGCCGTCAGATTTGTAGAACTCGACACCCAGCTCTTTCGTCAAAATACCAAGAGCGCCAAGCGATTTTGTAGAAGCGCCAGCGTCAGTCGCCAAGCGTGTCAGAATCGAGCGCAGCGATGTACCAGCCTGAGAGCCTTTAATACCAGCGTTTGCGAGCAAGCCGATTGCTTCAGCAGTGTCTTCAGCAGAGATTCCCAAAGCACCCGCAACAGGCGCAACATACTTGAACGTCTCGCCCATCAGAGCAACGTTCGTATTCGCGTTTGAAGACGCAGCAGCCATGATGTCTGCGAAGTGCGCAGAATCAGACGCTTTCAAGCCGAACGCTGTCAGAGCGTCTGTCACGATGTCTGATGTAAGCGCCAAATCTTCGCCAGACGCAGCAGCCAGATTCATGATGCCTTCAATACCAGAAAGCATGTCGCTCGTTTTCCAACCAGCCATAGCCATGTAAGAGAACGCATCAGCAGCTTCAGAAGCACTGAACTTCGTTTTCGCGCCCATTTCCATAGCTTTTTTACGCAGCTTATCGAGTTCTTTCCCCGTAGCGCCAGAGATAGCAGCGACATTACTCATGCCAGCATCAAAGTTCGCGCCAGCATTGATCGAGTCTTTCACAAGACCCAGCGCAGCATCGCCAGCTTTCGCCATCGCAGCTTGAGCAACATTTCCGAGCTTGCTGAAGCCGTTTTTGATAGAGCTGCCGATTCTGCCCATCAAGCTTTCGCTGTTCTGTAAGCCGCTTTCGAAGCCTTTCGAGTTCAGCGACAAGACTGCTGAAAGCTCAAATAGATTCATCTGCTTTCTCCTTTCCGCTGCTGAAGAGCGAATGAACGTGATCTTTGATTTCTTCTGCGCTGCGCGTGTCTACTTTTACGTCTGTCGGGTGAGCCATCTCCACATAGCTCGGCGCTTTCCATTTCCCACCGCCATATGATACGATCGTCTGCACTGTCAAACCAGCCATTGTCGCAGTATAATCACGATATAGCTGCTCCTGCTGATCGTCTTTGATCATGCACGCGAGCGCGTAAAAACCATGAAAGCCGTATTTTTGCAGTATTACACAGATTCTTTCGCGCTGACTTTTTCTGCAAGCGCGGACTGTGTAAAAAAACTCGCCAGCATGTCGTCGTAGCTGTCGCGAACAGCTTTGACAGTTTCAGCGAAGTTCATCTTCGCGACTTTCGTTGTAGAGACCATCAGCAAAGCGCCGATGATTTCATACACGTCAGCTTTGTGCTTCTGCAAACCGAACGCGACGATTTTCGGCAGCGCTTTCGCAATCGCCTTGATCAGCGGCATGTCTTTCATTTTGCCCATCTCATCAATCAGATTCAGCGCTTCTTCATCGTCACAGATGTTCGAAAACGGCCCACTCAGCCTGATCATCGCTTCAGCAGCTTGTTCGTTTGTCATTTCAGAGATTTTCATATCGTTTATCCTCCCATATAAATTGAGGGGCGAGGGCTATCCCCCCGCCCCTTGCAGAAATCGTCAAGACGCAAGATCGAAGAATACGACCCTAAACGGAGCATTGTCGTAGTCGCTCACGTTCGCCTGACGCGCATGGAACTCGAACGTCATCGTTCCTTCACCCTTGTCAGTGAAAGTCAGATTGAAGTCGCTCGTGTTGATCGCGTTGTCGAGTTCAATCAGCACAGCGCGCCCATCAGCGATGTCGCCGACCCAGCAAAGCTTGCTGATGTAGTCGCTGTCAGCGATCGCAGTGTGCATCGTCACAGTCGTCTTTTTGCCAGAAGACGCAACGTCGCCAGTCCCGAGCAGCCGCTTGAAGTTGTCAGCGTTCACTTCCAGCAGAGTGCCAGACAGATAGGCATCAACAGAATCAACGAAGTCAGCGCCCTTGAACGGATAGCGCATCCCATCGACTTCCGGCGTACGAGTTTCGCGTGTAACAGTAAAAGAACCGCCGCCGCGAGTAACGCCCAGAATGTTTGCGGGTGTTTCAATCGCAGTCGCAATCGCTGTCTTCAGAGCAGCAGCGTCAGCGATGTTCGAGTAGTCGTAGTTTACAAGGAAAATGCCAGCGTTCAGTTGAAGATTCTTGAACGCATCGGCACGAATCGGGGATGTCAGCCCAGCAGCACCCATGTTTTACTCCTTCCTCACAGCCTAAACACCGTGAATGTGATATGCATTAATCGACAGATTGATGTAAGCGCTTCGAATGTCTTCGTCTGGCGGCATCATTTGAATCAACGGATTCTCAGGCCAGATCGCCACATAGCCGCCGTCGCAGTTCAGCAGAATGCCTGTTCCGATCGCGTGAACGATCTCGTCTGCTTTTGCGAGCGCTTCATAATTGCTGTCTTTGCTTCGATAGTATGTTCTCGCGTAGAACGTCGCTTGTCTGTCCCACTCTGGTTCACTCAGCGGATAAGTAATATACGGCTCTTGCGCATCGTCTGGCACTGTGTTTTCAGCATAAGCCGGGATGCCGAAACCGCTGAAAAACTCATGCAGCGCTTTTGCAGTCGCGATCACGACAGCACCCACCTTTCAGCAGTCACCTGACCGAACTGAAACGAAGCCACTTTCGGCGTTTTGCTGTCTGTCACATTACTCGTCACGCGAAAGATCGCGCCGTCACTCAAACGCTTGAACACATCATGATACTCAAGCGGCAGCGTCTTGCTCACAGTCACAGTATAGATTTCTGTCACGCCTTGCTTCTCAGCGATACGCGCTTCCATCGTTCTGTCTTTTACGATCGCAGCTTGAAAGTGAGCGCCGTCTTCCCATTGATACATGAAACCGCCGATTCCGTCAGGCACGCTTCTTTTATCGACCATGACGCAATCTTCTTTCATGCTGTCAATCAAGCTCATAAGCTCACCTTCCTCCACCGATTAAGCTGCGAAGCGAACACGCTTTGCCAGTTCACGCGCTGATCACCGCCGCCGAAATGCCCTTCGCCAGAAAGCGTGTAGCTGTAGCCGCCAAACGATTCCTGCTGATACGGGCTGTTGACAACGTCACTGTATTTTTCCACCCACTGATTGATCTCTCCCGATAGGGCTACGACTGCGGGAGGAACAGCCATAGCGCAGATTGTTCCGTCAAAATCTTCATCGGAAAGCCCCGCCGCATCAGTGTCGTCGTCGTTCTTGATGCCGTCAGCGTGATAAGTGTACACGCCGTCGTTCAAGTCGCTGTTCGTTATCCAGAAGCGCTGACCATCTTTCAAAAAGTCGAGAGAAATCATGCCGTCAGCGATGCTGAACGAACCGCAGTGCGGCTCTTTGATAAAATAATTATGAAGATATTCGCACACTTGCTGAAGCATGATTTCCCTCCTGTTTATTCCTGCGTTTTACGGCTTTTCGTGGCCTTTCTGGCGGGTTTCT